TATGGGCGCTGCCGCGTCCCCACTCAAGAACCGAGTAGGGAACAGCATGTGGAATGGTAGGAAGGGAGAGGGCATCTCTTACGAGTCCAGGGTGAGGACTAGGACGACGGGACCCATCTGGGATCGAGCCCAAAGGAACCCCGTGCCTATTGCGATACGAGTCATTGCCTCGACACGATGATCCAGTACGTGGCCCTCTAGGTCCGCGCTTGGTGCGGAATCCACAGCGGTGGTCACATACTCTATTGGTAGGCCTTCGCTCGCGCAAGAGGAGAGCACGAGAGTGTCAGTGTCGTCCGCGATCTTAATGTACGCGGTGCCGCTCGCGATATTTACGTTCGTTGTGGGCATGGTGCTCTCCTAACCTAGACCTGTTTTACTGGTCATAACGCTTTCGATGGGTCCGCTCGCGCGAGTTTTTGATTTCTTAGCGGCCTTGGCGGCGGGGGCGTCGGTGCTGGCCTTGGAGGTGTGGGCGTCGCGGGCTTGCTGCAGGACGCTGTTCACCGGGTTCATAAGCAGGGAGCTGGACATTAACCTAGCCCTCCGCCACCATTTGATGAGAGCACTGTGCCCGCTCTACCACTCTGGCCGTACTTTCGTTTAGTGTCTTTTTGCTGTGCGATGCGGGCGGCTGCCTCGTCCTGCGCGGTAGGGGCAGGGGCGTCGACGGCGTCAGCCATGGGTGTATATACCGGGGCTTTGGGCGCTTTAAATAATTTGCTCATCTGCGTCTCCGCGTTATAGGTCGTGCTATTCGCGAGTGGGAGGAGGCGGCCCGAGGTAGTCTGTGGACTGGGTTCGGGGTCGTACTCTGCCTGCGCTTACTCGTTGACTCAGTGAGGCTCGGGAACAGCTCCATGATAGCCCAGACAAGTGCGTCGGCGCGATCTGGTGAGCGGAGCCCTTGGTACCCTGCGAGAGTGAAGGAGCATAACTGATCCTCAATCTCCGGGAAGTGCCCTACGTGGTGTATTTTACCCATATCGTACAGGGAAGCAACAGGTTCCGCTCTCACCACTTTACCTCGGGATGCCCGTACCAGTTTTACAGGGACGCTACCGTTGATAGTTTGGATAGTGTTACGCACCATCTCCCCACCAAAATTGCCCTCTCCGATGACCGCATCTGCCTCGTGCCGGGCGAAGGTGTCACATACGATAGTGCCCCACTCGCTCGGGCTGTAGCGGTCGGAGAGATCCTCTAGGAGGTACCCGTGACCATCGCGCCCTAAGCCCACGACCACAATGCCAATCTCATCTGAGCGGGTATCCTCTTCCCCTGCACAACCCGAGGGGTCGACCGCGATGATAATGCGCAGCATGTCGGGTAGGGGCTGGGACAACGTGCCCATGCGACGGTTGTTCTCAATAACCTCCTCTGACCACAGTTGCCCTTCGCTGTCATCCCCGAACTGCCCGAGAAGGAACCGCGCACGCGCTTTAGGTGGGAGCCCATCGAGGCGTTTGAGGTACGTGCCCGGCAGGTTCTCTTGGTTATCGATAGGGTTGATCTTGTAAAAACCTACCGAGAACGGGTCGGGGATAGGCTTGCGGGACTCCGGGTTGGTCTTCTCGACGAACCAACGGTAGGTCCAGTGGCGCTTGCTAGGAGGGTTGAAGTCGTAGTAGGCCTTGAGCGCTAGCCCGCTGTTCTCTGCGAGCCGGGTAAGGGCGATGACGACGGACTGGTACGGGATCTCTGAGCACTCATTGAAGTAGATAGTGGAGTACTCGTTGCCCAAGATCTTCTCTACCCGCTCCTTGTCATCAAGGCCCCCGAACCATATCTCTGAGCCGTTGGGGAGTTTGAGGAACCACAGGGTCTTGTTGAGGTTGCAGCGATCGTGCAGGCCGGGGAAACAGATATCCATGACCTTGGGTAGGGTGGCATACACAATCGAGCGGATCACCGCGTTGAACCGATAGCGGAATATGCAATGCTTGGACCCGGCCACTTTGAGCGCGCGCACTAAGACGGCGCGTACGAGCAGGAAGGTCTTGCCTGAGCGCGAGCCCCCGCCTACCGCGCAGTCCTCAGCGGAGCTAATGAGCATATCCGTGCATCGCAGTTGAGCGAGAGTGGGCTGAAACGTGGATTTCTTAGGCGCCTCGAGGATGGCGACCTCAGTCTGTTGTTTGCGGCGTGCCATTGAGGGCGCTCCCCAAGTATGGGACGTAGTGCTCGATGTCCTCCCCCACGAGTGCTTTGAGCCGTGTCACGTCCGAGACGCCGCTGACCATAGTGTGCCCTATGCCGATCCCTCTCCTCCCCGGTAGTCCTTTGATCCCCACCACGAACTGCGCGGTGGTAAGGCAGATAGCCCCGGTGAAGTGGTGCCAAAGGTCTACATCGAGGTAGCGTGCGGACTCGCGCAGTATGTCCTTGAACAGGGGGATTGCTGGGCCTTTGAACGCGGTGGCGCACAGGCTCGCGTGGGAGTAGTTGTGGCACTTGCGGTAGTTCATGCGAGCGAGGTTGAAGTACGCGCAGTCAGACTCACCTACGAGGTCGTACACGGCGAGGTGCTCGGCGCAGTGCGAGAGCCACCCCGGCGCGTAGTAGTCATCGTCCTCGATCATTACCACTTGGGGGTCCTTCCCCCACAGGTACTGCATGGCGTGGGTCAGGTTGCGGACGTGGGTATTGTCTCCGGGGGCCCATGTGGGGCGCGGGTAGAGCGCGATGACCGTCCACGCCTCGGGGATGCCTTGCATGGACTGGGGGCGCTCCCCATCATCCACCACGATCCATGTGACCTCACCTTCAAAGTCTTGATTGCGCATCCATCGTTTGCAAAGCTCCCATGCTTCTGGGCGCCCTCCGGTGGGGGTAATCAGCGTAAGCATACGTGCAAGTCCTGTCTTTGGAAGCACGTGAGTGACGTGCGTTCGCTAGCGTTGACGACGTGTACCCCCGCCGCTTTGAGCCCCTTCGCCAGTTCGGCCATGGGGCGCCCGCGTTCGCTAGGGCTACTAAAGTTACCCCAGTCATCGGGGTGGTGTGGGTGAAAGTGACGTTGGCCTTGCGGGCCTTCGCAGTAATCATACCCTACAAGTATGATCTGCGTGAACCCCATCTGATACAGGACGCCGAGCGCTTGATACCCGCCGTTGCCCCCGTAGTGGATAACGCCCTGCGTACGGCATAGACCGGCGCCTGCACGCCCCTCATACACCGTGTCCACGTGCTCATCTTCCTGCGTGGATATCACAATTCCCTCGTACCCTCGTGCACGCACCATGTCTTTGGTCCTGTGCGCATCCGCCACGTACACCGCGTCCGCGCCCCACATCGGTTCCCACGCTCTATTCACCGCTAGCGTGAAGTAGGGGGAGTCTGCTATGAGTTTCGCTTGAGCAGAGGTGTACGAGGGCCCGGAAGCTACGGCAATTGCGCGTAACGCTTTTGGTGTACTGTTCAAAATTTTTAGCTCCTGCGTGTAACTTGGAGAGGTACAAAGTTGCTGAACGGGGCTTACAGGCGCACCGGAAAGTAGACCACCCCCCTGTTCGAGCCCCCTCGGTCGCATAGAGCGCTTGGGTGTAGCGAGCGCTTACATCTGCGCGCAACGGTAGCGCCGTGCCTTTACGTCGCTACAGCTTCCCATCTGTGCCGGAGAGGTGTACGTGTACGTCTGCCGTGACCTTGGCGGGCGTATCGCTGTACCCCATCTGTTTGAGTGCGAAGATACCTCCCGTAGGGCTATTGCTGTACAGCCTAGCAAGCGCGTAGTGCTCTACGTGCGTTTTTAGTAGCTCGAAGGGGCGCTCACAGCCCCCCGTAGCTCCCAGCGCTTCCAGCTCCCGCTTGGGTATGCCTAAGTAGAGCGCGAAGCCCGCGATAGTCACGGGTAGCTTTTCCTCTGCGTTATTAAGGACATACGCGGATATCATAGCCTCGAGTAGTTCCGGATCGTTATCATATATCATAGTTTTTCCTCTTGTTGATGGCCACATTATACGTGTGCTTAGTTCCGCGCAGTAGCCCTAAATCATTGAGGCTCCTTGAGTCCCTTGAGTCTTACCTTGAGGCTTCACCCTAACCCCATGATTCTAGTACCTTTACTACCCTATAAGACTCAAGAGACTCAAGAGAGAGGGGGTATACTGTCCTACTACAGCTACAGCTACAGCTACAGCTACAGCTACAGCCACCGCGTAAACCCCCCAAACACTTTTTTGAGTCCCTTGAGTCTTCAAAATACATTCTCCTTATATATCAAAGACTTACAGAAGCCTCAAGGAGCCTCAAGGAGCCTCAAGGATTTTATTCCCCTTGTATATCAAGGACTTACAA